TTTGAAATGCACATAGATGAAGAAGGTAAGTTTAATAATTTAAACTACCCAAACAAAAGAGCAACTCAAGCTTGGTATACTTGGCAACAAAGAACTAAAAGAGCTTCTTTGCCTGGTGACTATATAGCTGGATCTGTTGCTATTGTTCAAAAACAAAAGTTTAAACCAAAAGTATTAACTGAAGATGAGATTAATGCAATGAAAGGAAATTAATGGCTAACTGTTATTATCATTCGGTATCATCAGTTAAAAAATGGGGTGGTAAAACACAAGACTACCAACCTATACATGACTGGTTTGACGAATCAAAAAAGATTATTGCACACTGGAGTCATAGAGCTTTGCGACACCACGCTGAAGGTTGTTTTGCTGCCGAACAAAAGTTTGGCACATCAATAAAAAATTCTGATGGTAAAATGGTTCCTGTCAGATTAATTGCAGAAAGACATATCGTAGAAGACATGGGTTGGATCCCAAGTTTTTACGATTGGGCAATATTAATCAAGCCAACCAAATGGACAATGAAAGGTTATAGAAATGTCGGACAAGACAATTGAAGACGTACTAAGAGCATTACATACACAAGGTATTACTAAAGTAGAAATAGAATATTCTGGTGGTAATGATGAAGGATCATTTGATAGCCCAGTATTCTATGCAGAAGATAAATCTGTAACAGTAGACTGGACTAAGACTTTAGATCTTGATGAAGACGAAGACTTTGATGATGGTAACTTTGAATCATTAATCTATTCTGATGAAGGTAGATTAAATCAATGGTACTCATTTGCAGGTGAGTATTCTGTTAATGGTACACTTACTATTAATACAGAAACAGGTGATTTTACAGATAGTGCTGATTATACAACAGCAGAATATAGTGATGAATCAAAGTCTGGTAATGTTTTTAAAGATAAAAAAGAAAATATCTTTGAAAGATTAGGTGTAGAAAAATGACACCTAAAGAAAAGAAAGAGTACACTAAATGGGTAAATAGTTTTGCTAATCAAAAAACTGTTACTACTAAAACAACTAAAACAAAAAAGAAAGGTAAACATGCAACCAATCAGAAGTAATGAACTAAATTATATTGATGATTTAATCAGAAATAAATTTAGAGATAAAAGACAAAACATTGAGTCAGAAATAGAATCTGCTACTCAAAAACAAACTGATAAAAACTATCAAAAGTTTGTTGAAAAGTTAGGTCTTAAAGCTCAAATCAGAGCTTATAAAGAAGCTGATATGAAACTTAAAAAGTTTCAAGAACAAAAAGAATCTTATGAATCTAAATTGTTAGCAGCTAAAACAAATAAAAAAATAGAGCTTGAACAAAAACTTGAATCTTGGGCTTCTATTAGAGGGTGGAAAAATAGTTATAAAGACAGAATGGATGTAAGCATTAAAGATTATGATGATGTTGCAACTACACTATTACAAGCTTGTAAACAAGAAACTAAACAAGCTGTAGAAAAACTACCTAAATACAAAGTAAAACATGATTTAGATTTACTTGAAGAACAAGCTAAAAATGTTTTATATTCTGGTAGAAATATAAAAGAAGTATGGAATCATTTAGGTCAAACATTTAAAACTTCTGGTATACCAGTAGCTGCACCTAAAGAGTTCTTACAATTAGAAAGTAAGTAATATGGATATAGATAATGAGATTAATTATCTAGCTGAAACTGATACTACCTTTGCTAAACTTATGGCAGAGGTAGAGTATCAGCGAGATATGATTAAACATTTCAAAGGAGCTTATGTAACTCAATCAGATCTAGCTGTGTCTAAAGCTACCGAAAGTTATTACGCTTCCGAAAGTTATGTTAATTCAATTAAATCAATTAATGTTCAAAATATAGAACTTCTGCAATTAAAAAATAAAAGAAAAACTGCAGAAATGAAAATAGAAATATGGAGAACATTAGAAGCATCAAGAAGGAAAGGTAATATATAATGTCAGAAAATAGCGAACTATATTTTTTTATAGGATTAAGAATAAAACAAGCTAGAACTGATTCTTTTGGTCATAGACTTATGACTCAAACTGAATTAGCAAAAGCTGCAGGTTGCACATTCCAACAAATTCAAAAATATGAAAAAGCAACTAATAAAGTAAGTATAGAAAAACTAGATAGAATAGCTCAATATACTAAGAAACCATTAGCTTATTTTCTTCCACATACAGTTATGGATAGCACTACCATATCTGGTTGACAGCTACCGAAATATACATATACCTAGTAATTATGACAAATAAGGCACTAGGTGAACAATTTCATAATCAAGTGATACCCCAATTTGTATCAATAAGAAAACAAATGGGAATATCACAATTAGAAATGGATGAGATACTAGGAGTAGCTAAGGGACTTGTATCAAAGTGGGAGTGTGGTATAAGAAAACCAAGTGGCTGGTTATTCTGTTGTTGGGCAGAAGCACTAAATGCCGAAATTGTAATAAAAAAAAAAGAGGTAAAACATGACAATTAATCCAGACTTAAATCCTGGTGACATAACAAACGATCCTATTGTAAATATCGTAGTCAAGAAAATTCTTGATAGACATATACAAGGTATGGAAAAGTTTGGTAAGACTATGTCTAATAACAAAAGACCTATGTCCGAATGGGTAGATGAAACAATCGAAGAACTGTTAGACGCTGTACATTATTTAACTAAAATGAAATCTATGTTTCAAGAATTTGATACAGATTCAGATAAAGTTAAAACAGCTCTTAAAAGTTTAGAACAAGGAAAGACATCTACACATGAAAAAACAGAAACCGAAAGTTGAAATAGATTACACACCTTATCACGTTAGACAACAAGCTTGGTATATGTCATTGCTTAAATTCTATAAAAATATTGAGTATGATGATAAGATATATACAGACTTTGCTACCAAATTGTTTGCAGGTAAAATAGATCAAAAGATATTAAAACAATTAGATAGTCTTAGAAGAAAACACAATCAACAAGAAAAAAAGAAATGGGAAGACATAAAACGAAAGGGTGCAACTCGTGTAGGTTTAAACTTCCGAAATATATATAGGAATAGATAATGGCTGAACAAAAAGAAGAACATTTTGAGTTAATAGATAGAAATAAAAATAGAATGTTACAACAAAAAAGAATGAATGCTATTAAAGAAATAGCAGCATTGTTAGGTATACAAGAACTAAAGTGGATTTATACAGAAATACACAACATGATAGAAGACATTGAAAGGAAAAATAAATGAACAAAGACTTTGATCGTAAGACAGGTATTGGTGGATCAGATGCCACCAGACTTTACAATGGTAACTGGCACGATTTGTATTTAGAAAAAATTGGAGAGAAAGAATCAGATGATCTCTCAAATGTTTTACCAGTACAAATGGGAGTGCATACCGAAGACTTCAACATACGTTGGTTTGAAAAACAAACAGGTATTAAAGTTGTAGGTGAACAAGTCTTTATTAAATCTAAAAAATATCCATTTATGTATTGCAATATAGATGGTGTCCTCAAAGAAAAAAAAGCATTACTAGAATGTAAACACACCAACGCATTCAGTAATGAACTTAAAACAGCAGAAAAATACAAAGCACAAATACAACATTACCTAATGATATATGGTGCAGATAAAATGTATTTATCTATGTTCTTTGGTAATATGAAATGGGGACTAGCTGAAGTACTTCCAGATAAAGCATTTCAAAATCAATTAGAATCTGCTGAAATATTGTTTTGGCATTTAGTACAAACCAAAACACCACCACCAGATTTTGTTGATTTCAATAACTTCAACGAAGATATAAAGGAGCATAACAATGGTAGAGAAATCATACCCTTACTCACCAGGCAGTCAAAAAGTTGATACATCAGTAGAAGCTGCCGAACTAATAAAAGAAGGTGCTGATACTATAAGAGCTAAAGTATTCAATGTTATCGCAAACAAAGGTAACTTTGGAGCAACAGCAGATGAAGTAGCTGACCTATTAGGGTTGTCTTCATTTACTGTAAGACCAAGAGTAACTGAACTATATAAACAAGATAAGATAGAAAGAAAAGATAAACGTAAGAATGCTAGTAAGCGTTCTGCATATGTTTATGTAGTAAGTAAAACTCATATTAATAATCAATACACACAGAAAGGTATATAATGAGAACAGGAAAAGAAGAACACTTTTGGATATGGGATCAAGTAAAAAATACTAATCCTAAATACACAAAAGCATTTACAAAGTTTGGTGGTAAAGAACTAACTACTATAGATCCAATGTATCAGATACAAGTTATGACTGGTATGTTTGGTCCAGTAGGTTTAGGTTGGGCTTATAATGTAGATTATACTTATACAGATAAAAATGTATTTGCAGAAGTATCAATAAGATACAGAAAAGAACCTAGCTTAGAATGGAATCAATTTGGCCCAGTATCTTCGGTACAAGCATTGTACAAGAAGAATGGTGGACTAGATGATGAAGCACCAAAGAAAGCAATGACAGATGCTATGACCAAAGGTTTTAGTCATCTTGGTATCAGTGCTGATGTGTTTCTTGGTTTGTTTGATAACAACAAATATGTACAAGAAATGAAAGCTAAGTTTGATGCTAAACCAACTAACATAACTGTAATCAATACAAAGGAGTTGAACAATGATAAACAAAGTAATGTTGATAGGAAGACTGGGAGCAGACCCAGAAATAAAACAAACTAAAAAAGGTGAGTCTTTTGCTAACCTGTCTTTAGCTACTAATAAAAAATACAAGACTAAAGATGGTGAATGGCAAGAGAAAACTGTATGGCATAAGATTGTTGTATGGGATCCAAGACTTGCAGAAACTATGCAAAAATATGCTAAGAGTGGAACTTTATTATATGTCGAAGGTGAATTAGAAACTAGACAGTTTAAAGATTCTAACGATCAAAACAGAATTGTAACTGAGGTTGTAGTACCTCGATTTACAGGAAGCATTAGAATGGTTGGCGACAAACCATCTGGTACTAAGACAGCAGGGAATATCCCAGCATCTGGTTCAGATGATTTTGATGACCAGTTTTAATAGGTTAAGTTAATTTACCTTTTAATAATTAACACGTAGTATGTAACTACATCTGTTGTGAACTGTGGGCGTATNNTTACTTTTTTTTATGTGAGGTGTGAGCTTCCGAATTTCATAATAACATTTACCTATGAAAACAATAATATGCTTAAAAGATATATTTAAAGCAAGACAAGTATCTAACAAAGAAGTAATAGATCTGTTTGATAATATTGCTGATACTGTAACAATTGATTTACTTAAAGGTAATAATATAGATGCAGCTCAAGTTGCTTTGGTATCTAATGTAATGCAGATAGCATCCAATTATAATAATAAGAAATTTGCTATAGATTTAATGCGTGGAGCTTTAGCTGAGCTAGAATCAGAACATTTTGTTGAAACAGGCAATAAACTGTCTTAGAGCTACGTATAGAGCTTTCATTATTAATGTACCCACTGATACCGAATGTAGTCTATTTAGCTATCCTGTGGCTTCTCAGAGCCATTTAAATGGTCTAAATTAGCTACTCCATTAAAATAATCGTACATATAGGGTACAGCTCTACAATCATGAGCTTTTCGCATAGACTTCTGTTGATTCTTAAATTCAGTAGCTTTCTTTTCAGAATCAAATATTACATTTGTAAACATCTGATATAAATCTTTTTGTTTCCAGATTACACACCACAT